AGTGAAGCCGTATTACCTTCCGCAGCCTTAGCCATCGCATTTGTGACCGCCTCGAGAGATTTACCCGATCCCGCAGCTACATCTACGGCGACGGATTGAAGTTTAAGAGCCGCATCTGAATCTTGCGTGGCGCGGACAAGTCGCTCGAAGCTCGGACGGAGTTCATCGTCCGTCAGTCCGGTAAGAAGGGAAGTCTGGAGAATCTGATTCTCAACAGCCGCAATTTGCGCATCCGTTGCGCCCGTAACATTTTGTAATGTGAGAGCAAGTTTGGCTTGAGCCTGTTCGTCGGCAATTGCCGATTCCACTCCCTGCTTGAGAAGTACCGCGCCGTAGGCGAGAGCCGCTGCGCCGGCGACGGCAAATGCGGCACCAGCCATCTTGCCGAACTTGCCGACTTTATCTCCGAACCCTTGAACTTCGGCTTCGGCTCCTTTTACTCCACGCTTTAACTCATCGAAATCCGCGTCGAAGGTTATCTTGACCTTTGGAATACCAGCCATTAGTTAAGACCTACCTTTCGAATGATCGTCTGGATTATATCGATGTACTCTTTCGCAACGATTGGCGTGTAGTAATCAACCGCTGGATTAATCCAATATCCGCGCTTGTTACGAGCTGCTTTAAATCGGTTTGAGTAGGCTCGACCTAGTGCGTCGGTACCTTTACCGGATCCATACTCGGTTCCCCAAAGAAGCGCGCCGGCGGGTGCGGATTGTTGTCGTACTTTTGCGCCTTTGCCGGACTTTGATTGTTCGCCGCCGTATTTGCGTCCGACCTTTTTAGATCCACCGACATCGACTCGAATCAACCGATCTCTTTTGGCCGTGATCGATTGGGCGACAAGTTTGGTCTGTGGAGATGGAGCCGATTGACTGAACATCAAAAGTTGTCCGGCTAGTCGTTGAGATAAAGGATAGGCCGCGTCACGGACTTCGCTTTGTGTCTCTTTGTCCAACAAGTTGAGAGTTTGGATTAAATTACGAAGGGCTGCGGGTTCGACTTGGATGGCAAAGGTTCCTTGTTTACTTGCCATTCCTTTTCTCCAATATCTCGATTGCGGTGTAGATCTGCTCCGCCGTGTCCCACTCTTTCATTGGTATCCCTGTCGCAATTGCGAGTTCTACCAAGATTCGATTTAGGCTTCCGGCGGCGTAACTTTTGGGCTATCCACTTCCTCGGATCGAATATCGTCCACCGTGTCGCACCAGACTTCGTAGGGCTTAATAGGTTGACCGGCTAGTTCTCTCTTCTTTGCGTTATACGCTAAGAACAGAAGATCATCGAGCCCGACATTTTCGCCGAGTTGAGTAACCTTTAAGCCTGTCTTTCTTTCCCATTTTACGAACTCCGGTGTCGATGCGGTGAACGACTCCGAATCTCCCGAGAAATATGTAATTGTGATCCCTGTTTTCATGCTCCCGATTTCCTATCTCTTAGCTGAATGTTTCGGTTGGTGTTCCCACTACTTGAAAGGATAGTGAGACGGTCTGTGCATCCGGTGCTGAACCGCCGACATTTGGGAATGTAGGCAAGATATTACACGCGAACACTGCGCCGGTTGCGGCGGTGATTGAAGCCGCCAAAGTTGTATTCGGTGCAGATTCACAAGCAGTCCAAAGTGACTCGCAAAGTGATCCGGTTGCGCCCCAGTCTGCGAGCATTTCTACATTGAGCATCCAAGAATCATCGATGGCTTTGTAGGCGCGGCCATCGAGTGTTTGATAGGTCTCGATGACATGGTCGGCTTCAAGTGTGACGGTTGTGGCTTGTGCGTCGTAATTTACGGTAGCGATCGTCAATACTAGATCGCGTCCGGTGATGACGGTCGTTGGCATAATTACTCCTAGTTAGTTTGTGTGTATTGAGTTGAGAGTTCGATCTCGGACATCAGAATCTCCGATGCTCCGATCGTCATTGGGATGGGATTAGACACGGATCCCACCGTGTAACCTGACGGGATAACCGCCAGAATGCTCAGGATTAGCTTCTCGATGTTATCGAGAGCCGATGCGTTGGAGTACATAGCGACTCCGATGGTAATCACAAGATTCACTTTGACGCGTGTAGAAGTTCCGATCAGGTTTGGCTCAAGATAGGGCGTGTTAGGTACGACGGCGGCGAACGGCACGATTGGAGCTTCTGGGACTGAGTCGTAAGTGTTAGCGGCTACGCCGGCAATTGCCGTCTTAAGTGCGCCGCGAATATTGACTGCGATCGACGATGCGGGACTCATGCCAACATCGCTCCGGTGTCGAGTGACTTACCTAGAATCCCGATGACCCTGTTTAGAAGTGATCGACCCATTCGATACGGAGTCACTTGGAAATCAACGCCTTCGATCTGACCACCGGCGGCGGTGATCGATTGGAATACTTCAACGGATACAACAATGATGGCTTCGTAAACGGCTGGATTTGACGCGTAGATAGTAGCTGCGTCCTTGCCTGAAAGATAAGTGTCGCCGTGTGGAATAACGGCGTTTGCGTTGATGTCCGCGTTTGTCTTTGCATAAGAGAATTGATATTCGCCATCGACGGCGGTAACTGTATAAGTGCCGTTGAATGTTGCGTCAACGCCGGAGACTACGACGCTCGATCCCACGATGTAATTGTGTGGAGTGTTGGTAAGTAGCGTAGCGACATTAGACGCGATCCGGCGATTTGTAACCGCTGATGAATACGAGACTAGAAGTGGCAAGATCACCAGTTCGCTAGTGTCGATTATTTTTTGCAGATAGGCGTCATTGTAGAGAGAAGAACTCACGCCAAGCACCGAACGAAGTTCGGACGGAGTGACTAGCGACATGAGTTCTTCCCTTCTACTGCTGACCCGACTCGGGAGCGAATCGGGTCATGATTGATGTGTTATTGATCAGGTCTTATTTACGCCGAACGCGCCAGCGCCGATCTTTGTTGCCACTGCTCCGAACGAGTAAACGCCCACGGTGATGGAACCATCTGCTGTTGACTCAGCGCGAAGTTGATACGAAGGTGATTCGTACCATGTATATGAATCCGGATTGATGATCATAATTGAATCATCGGTGTCTGTTGTTGCCGCTGTGTTAGCAGTTACATACAAATCAAGTCCCGCAACGCGTCCGCGTAGCGATGTTGGAGTTGCCAGACCAGGTTGATTCATTGGCTGAGTTACTTCGTTATAGATAGGGCGTCCGCTGTCATTTAGTGACATCAAGTTCGACCATTGTGAAGTATTTACCAAGATATTACGAGCGAATGGATTTGCAAGTCCGGCTGTTGCTGCATAGACACTTGCTGCACCGCGACCAATAAACGCAAGAAGTTCTGCTGCTGTTGGATATGTTGCGATGCTTGTTGCGTCGGCAGTTGCACCAGATACCAAGACGCTATTTGTGTATGTGTCTTGCTGCTTTGCCATTGCCGCAACCATATTGCTGAGAAGTTCATTAAAGAACACGGGAGAAGTTCTTTGCAGTAACTCCACTGAGAATTTCTGCTGGCCGGCGAACTTTTTGACATCCACTGAAACGAAGGCAGAATTTTGGTCTGTATCTGTGAACGCTGCATCCTCGGCGATTGTTCCGACGGCGGGTGCAACTGTGATCTTTGGAATCTCGAAAGTCATACCGGCATCTGGAAGTGTGCCGCGTGAGATCGCATCGATTGATGGACGAACGGTTGTTGATAACCCATTGATTACTTCGGCAAGCTGGCGGGTAGGCACCAGACCTGCATTGTCTGTCGTATTATCCGCGGCCATAATGTACTGGCGAGCAGATTCGGATCCCATTGCCGCTTGAATCTTGTTTTCAAGATATTTTGCTGCGGTGATCTCGATGCGTGGTGTTGAATAAGCGACAGACTTAACTGACGCTGTTACTGACTGCGCGGCTTCGACCGTCTCGACGGTGTCCGCGTTTGTGACGGTGTTTTCCACTTCGTCTCCTTCTGTTGTTGGTGTTGGTGTTGCATCCTCTTCCACGGGTGCGGATTCGGAATCTTGTTCGCCTTCTGTTGCCGCTACTTCGGCGACACGAGCTGATCGAACAGCCGGCTCAGATACAAGTGCGACTCCGGTAAGTTCTCCGGCTAAGACGCGCATTGTTCCGTTCTTTTCTTGGACATAGTCATCGACGGCCAATTCAATCGAGAAGCCGTCACGAAGTCCGTCCATTGCTTCGACAAGTGCATCCGTTCCCGCGGTTGTGTTGGCGATTTTAAAGGTTGCATTTATCGCGCCATCTCCATCGAGAGACATCTCCATTGTCTTTCCGATTCTACGAGTGCGGTCATGCTCAAGGTTAAGAAATACATTCTTTGGCTCAATCGAACCTTTTGCGAATACCACTTTGCCGGTTGACGCGTTGGCCGGTTCTTCAAATGCCACGATGCGTCCGGTGATTGTGCGCGACTCGGAATCAGCCGCTGTGATGGTCATAGGTGTTGTTAACTTCATCCGATCATATCCTCTTCTTCTCTTATTTCATCAATGGTCATTGCACCGATCCGATTTAGAATTTCATACACTTGCGCTCGCTCGTAAGGGTTGCCGCGCAAGAAGTCGTCTAGGTCGTATCGAATATATTGTGACGCCGGAGTGAAGTCCGTAAGTGAAAGTCTTTGCTCGATGATTGTAAGTACCGGACGAATCGAGAAGTCGATAAGGTCGCGCCGTTGATTTACAGCGTTGGAGTAGGTCATACTGGATGGATCAGCGGACGCAAACCAAGCCGGTAAACCAATGGCGCGACAAAGTTCAAGTGCTAGATATTGTCTGGCTTCATTCATCTGGAGATTCTTGGGATCGTATCCAATCGTGTCCATTTTAATATCGGCATTTAAGAAAGTCACAGCCTTCGATGCTTTATTCTTAAAAGCGTTGATTAGTGTTGCAACGCGATCTTTTGGAAGTTGTACGCCGTTAGATGACAAGACAATTTGTGGAATTGGATTTAAAGCGAAGTCATAAGCGGCTTTTTCTAGGGCGTGTGCGGATCGAACCGTACGACCAGCGCGATTGAGTAGCCCTTCTTGCATATTTCCAAAGACGACAAGATCCTCTGGAGCAATCGAGTATCCATCAACACGATACGCGTCGATTTCTGTACCGAGTCCGTTAGTTAATACTTCAACGCGCTCCGGTGCGATTCTTTCCATTGATTGAATGCGTCCCGTGTCTGCATAACGAGATAACACTCTCGCATACGCTGCCGGCCTGAAAAGTAAATCCTCAGCGATCCACGCCCAGAATTCTGCACCGGTGATTCGTGGATCCGGCTGGTTGATAACTCGAAAAGATGGAACCGTCTCATTTGTTTCTTTGACTTTTGTTTCAAGTGGCAAAGAAGCCACTGTTGAGCAGATTATTCCGCGAGCGCGAGCGATTACGGGTACACCCATCGCCTCGGCGCGTGTAGCTGATTGGCCATAAGCAAAGTACGGAGCCCCGAGAGCGTCGATCGAGTTAACCGGAGCAAGTGCGGCATCGACATTAACTTCAGCCACTGGTGTCGGCGCGGTGATAAAGAAATCCTTAAGAGCCATGTCGCTAATTTTAGGGAACCGATACCACTAGCCAATCATAATATCAAGATCCGTCTCTGGGCGTGTCGCGTAGTGTGTGACGAGCGCAGATGCAACCGTCGCGCACACAGTCGATTGAGAAGCTCTCCGGCCGATCGTCCATCCACCATCTCCGAACGGTAATCTCGCCGCCGATAGAATCTGCTTCGTCAATTCCGCCTGATTGCCGTGTCGTAGTCTTTTCGATGTTATCGCTCCCAAAAGTTCATCGCAGGATTGACCGTAAAGAGCCCCGTCTATATCGGCGATTGGGATTCCGGCTGGTTGAAGTCTAGCCGCGATCGCCGACGATGTGCGGCGTGAATACGCGATAACTTCTACCGGATATTCTTGAAAGTGTTCGGCGATGTCGTTGGCGATTGCTTTGTCATCGAGCGAAATCGGATTGTGCCAAGTTCGGAGTAGTTTTACAAAGAACTCGCCTTCAGACATTTGTTGACCGAGTACGAGAGCCGCGTCTCGACGATCCGGTGAACAATCAAGACCGAACCAGACCGTCTTTTCACGATCGACTTCGTAGCCGTCCATTCCGCATTCCGCCCACTCACCAGCAGGAATTGCGCTGGAGATAGTTTGTACCCACCGGCACAAGACTTCGGTTCGGACAACATCGGCCGGATCATTCATCACAGCTCGAAGGTTGTCGATGTGTACCGTGTGGCCAAGTGCGGGATTTGCCATCGCCGCTCCCGCCCAGAATTTAGGCGAGTCGTCGATTTTGTCGTAATCACTAGACCACTCGAAATAGCCAATGTCATCGGTAGATCCACCGGCTGCGCCGATCCCGCGTTCACGGATCTGGTTCAAGACCAGGCTGTGTTGGTCTCCGGCATTCGAATACGACCATAATTGCGGATTTTCCGCGGCCATCATTGTGTAACGAAGTGAAGCCCAAGTTGTCTCGTCTTTGAGTTCCCGAGTCTCGTCAATATGAACGGTCGATGGCTTGGATATACCACGAGCCGCCGACGCGCCAGCCTTGACCATGTATCGGTTGCCGTTGAGACACTCGATTTCCTCGGAGCCGTGAGCCCACCGGATTCGTTTGACCTGTTTAGCCAGCCCGTCGTTGGATTCAATTGTCTGAACGAGATCCCGAAAAGTCTCCAGTGAAGTCGTTAACCGATGAGCCGTACCGATTTGCAATTTGTTATCCCACTCGAAAAGTCCCATCAAGATCCGTTGCTTCATAAATGTCGTCTTGCCTTGTTGTCTGGCTACGACGAGCTGCACGAGTGGATGTAACCAACGGCCATCGGACTTGTACCGGTGCGCCTCGATCGCCAGCCATTCTTGCCACGGCATCAACGGGAACCCGATCGAATTAGAAAAGTCGATTAGTTCCTGACCACGCGTAGGCAAGTCTGGGCGTAGTCGTGAGTGGATTCTGGGAGTTACGCGGCCATAAAGCGTACCTACAACGGGCTCCTGAGCCTGTGTGAGCCGATCTGAGCCACTTGTAACCAGTTGGAGCCTAGTTGTACCGTCTTGAGCCATCTCAGTGCCTTCTTGATTCGTTTGGTGGTGAAAGAGAACCGCGGGAGAGATGGGCGGTGGAATCACCCTTAGAAAAAAGACCGGCCTTTGCTAATACGAACTCATCCGGCATCTTGTCTTGCTTCGAAAAGTTACAACGACGACACGCAGCTACAAGATTATCGGGATCATCTGACCCGCCTTTGGCCACTGGGATGATGTGGTCAACGGTTGTTGCATCCATACCGCACCAGTAACACTCTCGACCGTCCCTTGAGAGTATCCGTAGGCGTAACTTTTTCCATTGAGTTGAGTTGGACTTACGCTGAGAATGTAGCGTCATTAGTAATAGCCCTTCCTAGTGTGGAACTCCCACGCCTTACACATCGAACCATACCGACCTTTGATGTATTTTATAGTGGCGTCTATCTGTCTATAAACATCGAGATTCCGGTAATGCTCGGATCTCATTTGACCAATGCCGTAATGACTACCGTTTACCGCGTAAGGGTTCCACCTAGACTCTTTATAAAAGATCTTAGATAGGCAAATGAATTGCTCGTAGTTAACGATTCTTGAGTGTGTGTAGAGCTTGTAGTTGTCTATGTTTGGACTTGCTTCCGCTGGTGTCGTGCTAACGACACAGAGCAGTCCCAATAGCACCAAACTACGCCTGCGAGCTTTACGGCGGAGCCGCTCGCCAGCGAGTGTGGAGCGTACTCCCGAAGTCAAATAGGCTGCAAGAATGTGGATAACTTGAGCGGGCTTCCTGCGTGTCGTCCACAGGTTATCCACAGGACTCAT